CAATAATAAATATATTTATATTATTTATATTATTTATATTATTTATATTATTTATATTATTTATATTATTTATATTATTTATATTATTTATATTATTTATATTATTTATAGTAAGCAATTTATAAAATCGTAATAAAATTGTAATATTTTGCCTCCAGTTTCATCGCCTTGCTGGGATGTTTTTATAATATTTAATATAAATATTTTTTTTATACTTAAATCCAAATTAGAATCAACTATAAGTTTTATAAATTTTTCATTTAAATATAAAACAATTGAACCAATATTATCAAATTTTGGTAGTATTGATGAACTACTTTTAACTAAATTATCACGAAATTCCTGTGGTAAATTATTAATAAATTCAATATTTTTATCACATATTTTATCAATATTCATAATAACAGTAGGATATTCATATTTTTGTTGTCCAATATTATTATGATTTATAGTATAGATTTTATTATTTGTTATAAAATTACTAAATGTTCCAGATAACCCAAAAAGTATTGAAAATAATAGTATAATTTTTTTATACATAATCTTATATAGAAATATTGAATATTTATTTAATATTTATTTTAATGTTAAAAATTATATATTTGAAATATATTCTTTTTTAAATATACGTCCATTTATATTTTCAATTACAGTTACAATTTTTTTACCATTTGCTATTTTTACACTAGTAGATGATTGAACAATATTTGGCATATTAGTACCAAAATTAACATTAAAATGTGGATTATTTGATTGATTAAATATTTGACTGAATAAATCATGTGGATTTACATTAAAATTAGTAGAGTTGTTTGACATAATATTATTATTATTATATTTTTGTTTATTTGTTAAAATTTCATATGCTTCAGATATTTCTTTAAATTTTTTTTCGCAATTATCTTTTTCTTCTTGAGGTTTATTACTATTTTTATCAGGATGATATTTTATAGCTAATTTTTTATACTGACGTTTAACTTGTTCTTCATTAGAATTATCTGGTAATTCCAATAGAGAATAATATTTTTTGAACATTATATATATATAATTGAGGACTTATGTTTTTATATAATTAAAATAATTATATAAATGAATAAAATATTTAAAATGAATAAAATATTTAAAATGAATAAAATATTTAAAATATTAAATTGAAATTATTTAAATATTTTTTATAAAATATTTATATTAATATTAATATAATGGGAAGCAGTTATTCTACTCATAGTCATTCTGTAAATGAATTTACTCATTATAATGATAATATTTATATTGATAGAGTAGAACAAATGAAAAAAGTACAAAAAGAAGGTCTTGAACTTTTCATTAAAAAAAATCATGATTATGGTGATGCATTTGCTAATTATGGAACTGTTGGGGTGTTAGTAAGAATTGGTGATAAAATCTCTAGGTTTCAATCTATTAGTAATCGTGGTATTAAACTTATTGATACAGAAAGTCTAAGAGACACTCTAATTGATCTACATAATTATTCAGCAATGGCTATTATGCTTTTAGACGATAAATCACAATTAGACATTAAACCACCACCACCAACGCGTTCACCCTCGCCATCATTATATCCAATTAATTTACCAAATAATTAGGTAATTTTATCAGATAGAGTAATGTAAATTAATCTAAAAATATTTCTTAAAATATTGAAAATAAACAAGCCAAAAATTAATAAATATATAAAACCAGACTTTCCAAAACGGAAAATCTTTTACCATAAATGTATCTACTTCTTTATATCCAAATTTTTCATAATAACCCTTTACACCTTCACCACTAATTACTACTATACCATAATATCCTAACATCATTGATTTTTTTTCTGCCAATTTTAATAAATTACGACCAATACCAGTATGTTGACTCCCATAATTACTATATATTCCAACAGCATTTGTGTCTCCATATACATGTAATTCTCTAATTAGAGCTTTATTTTTTAATACATCAAAAATACACATATTTTTTTTATCATTTATCCTTAAACGAATAAAACCAAACAAAACTTTAGTATCTAAGCTCTCATATGCTATAAAATAATCATCACCATTATTTGCACGATTATAATGAATATTATAATTAGCTTTTTTTTTATAATATTTAGGATGTCTACCAATTTCTCTAGATCTAATATCATAACTAACTACACCACTAGATTCAATCTCTTTATCTAAAATTTGACGCATATTTGATACAGTATTACCACTTTCAACATAAGTATTTGGAATATCTCTAATGATTCTTGGTAACCTTACATATAGTGGACATGTTACCATTCCATATTTTATTACTTCAAATAAATCTCTATAATTATTTTCAAAATATGGAGTATATATACCTTGATTATACCATTTTTCTATTATAGTCCACGGAACTACTTCACATGGATATATCTTCATTTGATCTGGTGATACATATTTATAAACGTAATCAAACATCTTTTTATCTTTTTCAGGAGAACTTCCAGGTAAATCTGGCATAATATGTATATCAATCTTAAAACAATTATCTTTTAAATATTGCATAGCCCATAATCCAGTTTCAATAGTATGTCCACGATTAATTTTCTTTAAAATCGCATTATCAACATGTTGCATTCCTAATTGGATACGGGTAATACCCCATTCCCTAAAACGCCATAACCATTTATCATCTATAGCATCTGGTCTAGTTTCAGCACAAATACCAATAATATGTACTCGTGCGGTTTTATTTATAACAATTTCCTCTCTAATACTTAGAGGTTCTCTAATCATTTTTAATAACATTATTTTTTCACTATTTGGGATATTTCTATCGATAATATCACGGTATTCAAAATATATATTTGCACTGTAAAAGATATCTCTATTAAATCTCTCCAAATAATCTTCAGGATATTCTGTATATGTTCCACCTTCTAATATAATCTCTATTTTATCTACTACATGTCCATTAAAGAAATATGTATCTAATCTACTCAACATTTGATCCACCGAATAAAACCCATTTTGATTTGCTCTCAAAACAGCTGGTTCATTGTATAAATAACTTCGAGGTTGTGCTTGCCAATTATTACCTTCATGTGCTGGTTCATTTGGACAATAATAACAATTATGTTTACAACTAAAAGATTGACCATCAGGAAATGGTGTAGTAATCATTGTTATAGAAGTAATACCAGATACATTACGCATAGGTCTTTTTCTTAATAAATATTTCAACATATCTAATTGTTTAATTATTTCAAAATCTAAATATACTTCTTGATACATATCATTAAAATCTATATGCTCACATATATTTAAAACAATAGATTTTCTAATATTAACAATCTTAGATGCTCTAAATTCTTTATTTAAAATTCCTTCAAATTTTTTACGTAATTTATCAGGGTCATTATCAAAATCATTTTCAGGATTATTAATATTATTATGTAACCAAAGTAACAAATTATATATAATTTTTTTTACTTTATTAATATCAATTGTTGTACTCGTGATATCAAATGTATTATAATTAATATGTTTATCATTTAAATCTACATGTACAAAATTTTTCTCAAAATATTCATATACTTTTGTAGTTTTAGTCTTTTTATTAGTATTATTAGTATTATTAGTATTAGTAATACTCATACTTATAATAAATTTATCTTAGTACAAAATTGTATTATGTTTTTTATATCAATTTAATTATTTTATAAATATATTTTTTTGTACTAAAATTTATAATAAATATTATCAATCTAAGATATTAAATTATAAAATCTATTACCAGAAACATAAATATCTAGCCAAGATATTAAATTATATCTTTTGATATCTCTATAATATAAACATTTATAATGTAGATTACCATTCTTATTTTGCAAAATAATTATATCTTCATGATTACTAATAATTTCTGTACTTTTATTAAAATTTAATAGAGATATTTTATATGTCTCCATTTTATTATCTATATAATAAATACCTTCTTGATTTCTTAAATCAGTCTCTTGATTACTAGATAAATATTGATTAAACATTCTACCTAAGACACCAGTTCCAGTGATATCCAAGGCATTCTATGATGACATTGTATAGAATTATAGATTAAAATATTCATGATAATAAAATTACTATTTAAGTATTTAAGTATTTAAATATTTATTAAAATTTATAATAAATATAAATAAATATAAATAAATATTTATTATATAAATGAACTTAAATTTGGATATAAATACTTATAATATTGCCCAACTAGAAACTATATTTAAATTAAAAAAACCATATAAAGAATTTGATATTATAAATGCCAAACTAAATTTATTAAATAGTATAATAAATTCAGAAAATATAAACAATGAAAGATACGAACAATTACAAATATTTTTAGACAATATTGTTAATAAATTAAATAATAATTTAAAAACAATAGATAATGATAATTTTAACCTAATAGAACAATTTGATAATGGACATTATATATTAAAAAATGAAAATACATCAAAATCTGTTTTAGATAATAAACAAAAAATAGATAAAGCTATTATTAAAAAAACTTTTAATGTTGACAGTATATTTAGAAGAAATTATGGACAAACTGATAATTTAAGTAATAATTTTATTATTGATTTACCTGAGACAATATCTAAAGCTGTAACTATGAGCATATCATCAATCGATATACCTTTATCATATCATAATATAAGTCCTGAATATAATAATAATTTTTTTATTATTGAAAAACAATCAACTACAGATGTTAAATATTATGGTATTAAATTAGACCAAGGTTTATATTCAGCTAATAACCAAAATTCCAACAATAAAAAAATTGCATATTCAATTGAAGATGCAATAAATTTTTCAATTCAAAATGCAATATTACTTAGTGATTTTGAAAATTATGAAATATCAAATAACGGTGATATAAATAATGATTTATCTGGTGTAATAAGTTATGAAATAGATCAACGGTCTGGATTTTCTAGTTTCAAATTAGATAGTTCTAATTCTAATTATGAAAATTCTTCAATCTATACAGTTATATTTAATGTCAATAATAATAATATATGCAAAGATTACCCTGCATTACTAAAAGAAAATAATGTATATCAAAAATTAGGATGGATGTTAGGATATAGACATGCTGAAATGGAATTAAAAATAACTACAAATAATCAAAAAACAAATTTATCAACTGGTATTTGTCATATTAACTATCCAAGATATTTATATATTTGTATAGACGATTTTCAATCTAGCTCTAAAAATTATTTTTCTATAGCATCAGAATCTGTTGTTGCACCCAATATTGTATCTCGTATTAATATTCTATCATTATTAGAAGATAAAACTGGTTTTAGATCTAGTGCTGCACCAATGGATTATAAACATGATCAAAAACATATTCGTGAATATTTTGGACCAACTGATATAAAAAAATTAAAAATTACACTAATAGATGAATATGGTCGCACGTTTTCTTTAAATAACATGGATTGGTCATTTTTATTAACATTTGAATGTTTTTACAATTAAATAATTATATCAATTAATCCTAATTTTTTACATTTTTTACAATTCCATTCACCACCATTATCTATAATTTTTTCAGCACGTTCTTTATCTAATTTATCTTTTGAACATCTAAGTAGCAAATTTATTAAATTATTACGAAATACTGTAATTTCATTATCATTATTGTTACATTGTTTAAAGAAATACCAATAATTTTCTGTTAATTTATGCATTATCATTTTTGCATTTTTATTAAATATTCTTTTATGACATAATGCAGCAAAAATAATTGCACAATTATTTACATTATGTTCTACTATACTAATAAATTTTATAGGATTATTAGATAGTTGAATATCAAAAATCTCTACATATTTCATAAGAACATTTAAATATCCACCATTTGAATTTATATGTATATAAATTTCTCTATCATCAAAATTGTATGTTGTTATTAATTCATTTACATAATTTGCAAAAATTTTCATATTTTCATCATCTATTATACTATAAAAATAAATATGATTATCTATCATAAATATTTTTTTATTATAAACACTTTTACATGGTGGACAAATATCCAATTCTTCCGATTTTCTTTTGCTCATATATGAAAATAATATATTAATTATAATTAATAAATTATTTTTATATTTTATCAATTTTATATTTTATGAATTTTAAAGTAAAAATTATAATATATATTATGGTTATTTATATAAATGTTATTTTATAAAAAAATGATATTTATTTTAATAATGTTATTTTTATGTTTTATTAATTATAAAAATTATTTTACATATAATGATACAATTAATTATTTTGATGTTGATATAAGTAATTCAGAATGTTTAGTTGATATAATAGATAATAAAGGTTTTTTGAAAAATCCAAATATAAATTTTAATAATTCCAGTTGTAAGACTTTTAATTTTATAGATATCTCGAATAATTGTAATAATTTATTAAAAAAATATTATAATGAAGACTTTTTATCAAAAATAGAAAATATTGTAAACGAAAAAAAATTATATTTTATCGATCACGAAAAAGAACCATTAAGTTTTGCTATTCAATTATATAAAGAAAATGATTTTATGAGTTACCATTTTGATACTAACTTTACATATGGAACAAGATACACCGTTCTAATTCCTTTATATATTAATAAAGAAAATGATAGTTATTTGGTAATAAAAGATAAAGAAAAAAATGAAAAAAAAATTGTAATAGATATAGGAAAAGGTATTGTATATAATGGCGATAAAGTTATACACAAAGTTTCTAAACAGAAAAAAAATGGCGAACGTATAGTCTTAATAATAAATTTAACAACTAATCCAGATTATAGTTTTATAGGTAAAACATTTCAAAAAGTACGTAATTACATGTTTATTAATTATACTTGGTAGTTTTTATATACTATCATATATCAAGATATACCCTTTGTTGTACAAAATTACCTATATATTATCGTAATTATAAAATATTTAATTTTTGTTAGTTTAAAAAAAAATTGATTCTATAAATTAAAACTTTATTATATGTATTCAATCAACTAAATAATATCACTTATTATGCTGTCTCTTTACATTCCCATTCTTCGCGACAATGAAACCGACCTTAACATCAAAACTGTGTTTAAAACACAAAACTTAGGAGAAGTTGAACATGTCGACTTTGTTCGTAATAAATTAAAAAATCGCCGCGAAGCCTTTGTTCATTTTAAAGTTTGGTATGATAATGATAATGTTACTAAATTTATGAAATGCTTAAATAATCCTCAAACAAATACTCGCGTTTATCATACCGATAATAAGTTTTGGCCAGTATTAGTAAATCGTAATGCTAATCCCGAAAACAAGAATCCAAATTATATCAATGAAGTTCCTCTAAAAGATATTACAATGTTGGATACAGATACTTATTCAACCCAAAAAGAGGTTCTTGAAAAACTAAAGACAACCATTGAAGAATACAATAAGCTTAAGACGCAATATATGGAAGTTGTTGTTGCAACAGAAAGCAAGAAAATTAAAAAATAAATACAAAAGACAGAAAAAACACAAAAAAAAATAAATACAAAAAAACAGGAAAAACACAAAAAAAAATTTTTTTTTATATAGATTATAATAAATTAAATCTCAAAACAATACAACAATACAACAATACAACAATACAACAATACAACAAT